TACTCATCATAAGGTTATGCCTTGGGTAGAGGTTCCTTGTAGAGCGGAACACGCTCTCCCCCATATCTGCCACGGTATCTATAATCGAGGTGTTGTTCATCCCCACTATCAGGGGGTTGGCCCCTACGGGGCCTAGGAAGACAGGCACCTTGCCTGCGCCATGCCGTGTCTGCTTCTTCGCCACCTTATACAGCGGGTTGTTCGTATCGCCATTATGGACAAGGATGGTGTTCATCTCCTTGTCGTAGAAGTCATACACGAAGGAGCCCTCGGCATCGTGACGTGCATCCCAGTCCACCTTCACGTTGTACTGTGCGAAGATCTGGTCCTTGGTCTTCACCATCTTGTAGCACGCCCACTCCAGTCCGTCGGGGCCTATGCCCCAGTAGGTATGAAGCGGGTCCCACGGCGTGATATCCACATAGGTGGAACCATCATCGCGCTTGGCCAGTAGCGCACGGCCTGCATACCATCCCCTTATAACCGTGTACCATGCAAGTTGGTCACGCAGGTTAGGCTGCATCAGGGAGCACAGACGCTCGTCTGCCGACCTTAGTATCCCTATAAGGAAGCGTTCCTTCTGGTCATTCTTCTCACGGAGTTCCTCGTCAGCCCCGTCGTGGGGAATCCTGACAGTCATCTCCGCTCCAGATATCCAGCCCATCACCTTGTCGGCAAATGTCTGGGGTTCATTCGATGTATAGCTCTGGTATCCCTCTCCCGCATCGTAGGGATCAAGCTTATAAAGGGCATGGTCTTCTTCCATGCGGTCCCTGAGAGGTTCCGTAGCCTCGTAGTGGCCGTCAACCAGTGCGATGATGTCCTCTGGCTTACGTCTGGGCATCTACTTCCACCGCTTTACGGCAATTTTATTCCTGTGCTCCACATACCCGTAGCCGAACCTGTCTACTAACCCGTATATCAAAGCCTTCACTCCGTGGTTATTCTTATCTTCGGGCGTATCACCCACTATATTACCATCACGGTCAACCTTCCATCTATATGCCCGTGTCTGACCGTCTATAGGAGACGCAACGGCACCGAACTCGGACAGCACCCCTTTGCATTTAGGGGAGAAGACTATCCTCGGGGCGTGGGTCTTGGCATCCACCTTGAGCCACCCCTTGAGCCGTTCCGTTCCCTCGTTAATCCTGATCTTCTGGCTTGAAAGGTACAGCCCTGTCTGTGCCAGCCACACCTCGGTGGGTGCGGCCATAGCCTGATGCTGTGTCCCTGCTATATCTATTACCCCGAAGTGGACATCCTTCCACCACGGTCGGCTCCGTGCGATATCTATGATCTCGTCGGTCACCAGTCCCTGCTCATATATCTCATCAATAATACAAATCTGTTCTCCCCTGACCTGCACGACTTCGACGGCGTATGCCCCTGCATATCCGGGGTCCATCCACAGGTGCACGGGAGATCCGGGGTCGTATTCGAGTTCACTGATGTGCATATCAGGTCGAAACTCCGTGAATACGAGTCCACGAGGTGGAGAAGGCTTGCCTTCAATACGTTCCATAAAGAAGTCATCGCTCGATGCCTCCTTCAGTCTCAGAATCTCCGGGTCATTGGCACCACCCGGGTACAGGTGGGAGTTTGTATAACTCGGCAGGGAGAAAGCCCTAGCATCAGGCTCTGCACCCGAAGCCCAAGCGGTAAACATCTGGGGATACCACCCAAGGCTCCCTTCAAATGTCCCTGCAAGGAACATCCATCCCCTCTTCGGCGCACATCTGCCCCTCATCCTGAAGAATGTCTCCATGTCTAGCTGGCTTGCCTCGCATCCCAGTATCCCATCGGGCGCACGCATGGCCAGAGTCCTTGGGTCTTTCGCCGACTTTGTCTCTATCAGTGTGCCATCCACCAGCGTGATGTGGCCGGGGTCTACACGCTTGGAAACTTCCTTGAGTACTCCCAGCTTCTCGAAGTCCTCCGCAAGGTATGTGAACTCTGCCCGTGTCCTCTCGTAGTCCGCAGCCACCAGCCAGTAAAGTCCCTTGCCCTCCGTCTCCAGAAACCTAGCCAGCAGGTACTTCGCCGCTATCATCGACTTCCCTGCCTGCTCACCGCCCGCAACAAGGTTGAACCGGTGCGGTGATGCCAGTATTATCTCCTGTGAAGGAGTGGGCTTGAATCCCACCCTGTCATACAGGTACGAAGTGAGAGTTTCCTTAGTGGCAGTAGTCATCCACTTTCCTCTTTATCCCACAGTGTCAGGAATACAGGGGTACCATCTCCTACATAAGACCCCGCAACATTAAATTCAAAATATTCCACCGCTTCCTCGTCTTCCATACCGTCCCGATCCATAAGTATCTCTATACACTTATCCCTGTCATACGCCACAACAGGCACAGCCCCGAACCTCTCGCATATCCCTACTATGGCATCCTCGAAACCATCTGCCAGCAGGGCTTCCCCGTTCCATCCCGACAACCATTCCCTGATCTGGTTCACATTAGTAGTCATCTTCTCTTCCCAACCTTATCCTGATGGCGGGCTTTCTTCCGCATCTTCTTCCTCTTCGCTATACTCTTAGGCTTCGCCACGCTATAACTCCAGATCCCTGAAATCTCCCGTGGGTATGAAGACCACGGGCTCCATATCCTGAGAGTCACCCCTGTCCTCACGGCCCCCGAAGCCCAGCTCGAAGCTCTTCAGGTCACTCAGGGCAATAAACCCTGCACCGTCCGTCCACCTGACGGCAAGCAGGGAGGGCACACCTGCAAACCCTGAGTACTCCCGTGCCGCAAGCACCTTCGCCATAGACACCATGTACGTCCCAAAGTAATCCTTGGTGTACTTCCGTACCTTGATCTCCAGAAACGCCCTGATGATACCATCACGGAGCATGGCAAAGTCCAGCCTGTAGTGCATGGGAAGCTTCCGGGCATCACAACGCCACGCTACGCACAGCTTTTCTACGAAAGCAGTCTCGCGTGTCCTGTCATCCCCCGTCTCATACAGGGGCCTGACTGCTGGTATCGTCATCCACCACCCTGCTTCCTCTTCAGTATCTCATCAATCTGCTGGTCCACCGGAGTCTCAAAGTTCTTGGCCACCTGTGCAACCTCCTGTGGGTGCTCCCTCGCAGCCTTCCTCCACTCCCTGAGCAAATCCCTAGCCGCCTCATCCTGCACAATCGCAGTCGGGCGATACTTATTAGGCAGATTAGCATTTAAAAGCGTAATTGCCAAGATGGGAACCTTCTTCACCGTGTCCGGGTCCATAACAATTCCCACGACAACCTCCTCCAATGCCTCCGCAAATTCCTGCCGTGCATCCAGTACCCTGTCAGGGAACGTGGGGTCATCCTCCATCCACTCCCTGTACGTCCACCGTATCACGCCAGCCCTACGCAACCCATTCCGTATCGTCCCTGTCTCCTTCAATCCTTCAAGGAACTTCTCCTGATTCCTCCTCTTCTTCTGTGTCCTCTCATCCAACTCGCCTAACGACTTCTTCTCCTTAGCCGTCATAACACGCCTAACCTTCTTAGCAGGATCTGGCAAGGAACTCCTCCTTTACTCTAACCACATTACTATTACTTATTACTATTACTTACTACTTTACTTTACTACCCCCTTAAGGGGGGGTAGTAGTAAAGTAAAGTAAAGTAACAGCTACAGTAACTCACTTTACTTTACTCCACTTTACTCCACTTTACTCAGTAAAGTAACACGTCTCAGGCACGAAACTAAAAACTTTACTAGTAACATTACTCCACTTTACCGAGTAAAGTACAGCAACCAAGGGACTGTGTCAACGGGAACCTTTAGCGGCAAAAGTCTGTCGGGGGTACCCCTACTCAGAATGGATGATCTCTAAGCCATACCCCTTATCAGCTACAGTAACCAGCAACCGCGACAGTCGCTAACGCTCCTGTCGCTGTCGTTGTAATGTTTCCGAAGCGTGCACCCGCACCCGCTCCTGCACCTGCGCCTGCGTTTAAATCAGTACCTGTTAAACGGGTACCTGTTAAACGGGTACCTGTTAAACGGGTACCTGTTAAACGGGTACCTGTAATTCTAGTACCTGTAACAGTCAATGATACTAGAACGCTTTTGGGACTGCTGCGGTCGACTGTTAACCTTCCACCACTAGCACCCTACCCGCCCCTATTACAGCACCAATTACCAAGCACCCTAACAGCTATCAGAGCACCAACTTATTGC